AAGAAGGCAATTATATTTGTGATGATAATTGTGAATCATTGGGTAAATGGCCCGTATATTTCAACAAACAAGTCTTTCACATTGACACATCATCATTTGCTATTAAACGCGATGTTGCTGTTCGCGTTGGTCATGCATGGTATGGCCAATGGGGTGCAGATAGGCAATTTTTTTCAAATCTATCAAAATACTTTCCTAAATTTGATTGTACTAATGAACACACCTCTTGTTATCGTTTAGACGGCAATCCAAAATCAGTAACTAAAGAGTTTTTTGAAAAAGGTAATTCTGTAATGAAAGAAAAATATGGAAACTCTTTTCCTTGGAAAACAGAAGAGTCGCATCAAATTAATGTCGGGCCCGGAATCACCATACTTATTTAAAATGAAAACCGCTTTGATTACGGGCGGTTCAGGCTATTTAGGTTCACATGTTTGCAAGTTATTAAAGGCAAATTATTGGAAAGTAATTGTATTTGATAATCGAGATCCTAAGCATGAATTTATCGATATGTATGTGCAAGATGATATTCGCAATCATTTTGCCGTATTTGATACATTAGATCGTTTTCGACCAGATGTTGTATTTCATTTTGCTGGTCGTATTGAAATTGATGCTTCATTTAAAGAGGCTAGTGAATTTTACGGAGTAAATGCTGGCGGCACATACAATGTTTTAAATTCAATGCAGCGCCTTGGTTTAAATAATATCATTTATTCATCAACCGCAGGAATCTATGAACCAAAAAATAAACCAATCATAGAATGTGACGATAAGAATTGGAATAACAATCCGTATGCTGGTTCAAAACTGGCTGCCGAGCATGGTATTCAACACTCTGGTATATATCATATTATTTTTCGTTATTTTAATTTGGCAGGTGCAGATGCGAAAAATGACATTGGTGAAAGCCATGAACCAGAAACTCATCTAATTCCTAAAATCTATCAAAATCTAAATAATTTTAAAATTTATGGAGATGATTATAATACGCCCGATGGCACCTGCATTCGTGATTACGTGCATGTATCAGATGTGGCAGAAGCACATCTTTTAGCAGCAGAACATTTACTTTCCAATAAACAATCTCACATACTTAATTTGGGCACTGGACAAGGTTATTCGGTAAAAGAAATTGTTACTATGGCAGAAAATATCATTGGGCAAAAAATTAATTATGCCGTTGTTTCTCGCAGGCCCGGTGACCCCGACTTTTTAGTTGCCGATATTACTCTTGCTAAAAAGATATTGACTTACCAACCAAAGCATGATATAATGGCTGTTCTTCAAACAGCATATAAATGGCATTTAAAAAATGGCAAATAAAAAACTTGGTGAATCCGTAGTTAGCACTGAAAATATTATGGGAATTGATGCAAAAAGCATCATCGATCTTGGTTTACTTAAACATCACACTCATCTCTTAACAGGTAGTATTAACGAAGAGACTATCGATGAAGCTATGCGTTGGTTAATTTATGAAAATATGAATACCAACGATTCAAAAAAAATACTTACTCTTTATATTAATTCCATTGGCGGCAATTTAACTGATGCTTTTGGTTTAATTGATGTAATTAAAAATTCAAAATTTATAGTTCGTACAATAGGTGTTGGTAGTGTAATAAGTGCAGCTTTTCTTATATTTGCTTCTGGCAACAAAGGTCAAAGACACATTGCTAAAAATGCAAGTATCATGTGTCATCAATTTACCGAAAGCTTCGACAACAAATACCATGATGTTAAAGCAGCTCTGAAAGAAACTGAAAATTGCAATAAACGTATGATTGACATTTTAACTGAAGCAACTGGTCTATCACCAAATAAAGTAAAATCAAAACTTTTGCCACCAACTGATGTTTATTTGACGGCTCAAGAATTGATTGAATATGGTGTAGCAGACCATATCTTATAAGTTATAAGGAGGTGTAGTTTTCAAAAATGTTAACAGGTGGCAAAAAGTTTCAAAAACCAACAAAAACCAAGTTTAAGAAAAATAGAGAACAACAAGATGATAAACATCTTATAAAGGTAAGACATCATGATAAATCGTTTTATCGTTTATTAAAACAGGAAAAAGATGAAAATACTGTATGGAAACCTATTGAAGAAAAAGTTAAAAACCACTAATACGTTGTTGTTTTTTAACGACAAAATGTCTTGACAAACCTTACCATACCTGATAGCATAAGAGGTATGGAAATTCTAAAAGAAATCACACAATGGCAGGTCAACTATCGTTCACCAAACCACACCTATTTGGTTAATGACAAAAATCAAATCATTGCCTATGCCAAATTTAATTCAAATAAAATTGTAATATTAAAAACCAGACACAATCTGGATAAACGATATCGTAAATTTATTTCTGATAATCATATAGAATTATCTAAATTAATACCAAAATATATTTCAGAGAATATTAAAAAAGAAAATATTCAAAAAGATATCATTCCAAAAAAATCACGAATATTTAAAGTAAAATCGAAGGAAAAAGAATATACTGTTATTTTAAATAATAAACAATATAATTGTAATTGTATTGGATTTGAATATCGCAGAAAATGCAAACATGTAGAGGCCGTTGCTAAAAAACAAAAATCCATGGAAAAAACTTGACAGAGCGGTAAAAATTTGATAGAATGGTAATTTATTAATTGAGAAAGAGTTTATATTATGATAAATGTGGCGGAAAATAAAGAAGAGTTGCCAATGTACAATGCCATTATCCGTCGAATAATGCATTTACACTTAGATTTATTGCAAAAATATGGTCTAGAAAAAATCATGATAGCTGCAGAGCAAGAAGCAGAATGGGTTGGTGATGTAGAAGAAATTGGTTCTAGTGATGTAAGCATTTCTGTCAAACGTGTAATTGACACATTACAATATCTACAAAGCGTAGCAAATAAATTAAATCAAATGACACAAAAAGAATTGCAATTGGTGTCGGAGTTTTTGACCGTCAAAACAGGCGAATATCTTGGCAATTGTATTTTGTTTACTTTACAAGAAAAAGATTTATTAAATATTGAAGTTCAAAAACCCGTCTTAATATGATAAAAATTGTAATTGGTTTTGTTTTAATATTTGGTGGTGTTGGCGGTATGGAAAATTCTGCTGATGATTCAATTAATGCATTTTTAATGCAACTCGGTATTACTATTGTTGGTTTATTATTAATGTTTTGGGGCTCTCGTAATTTAAAATGAGCATTATTCATACCTATCAAAAATCACCAAAAAAGAAACCCACGGCTAAAGAGCGAGAGTTAAAACGATCATGGGAAAAATTATTGGCAAAATATAAACCTAAAAAATCAATTGAAAAAAATATTAAACCATTATCTCAACCTAAACCTTTTATTCGTGAAACACCTTATTACCCATCTTTAAATAGTGGTTTTCATGATTGCACAAAGAAAGAAATTCAAAAATATACTGGTACTAAAATGATAGGTATTGGAACATTACATAAGTCCAATGCCGTACCTATATTTACAGACGATGAAGCCAAAGACCAGGCAAATATGAGGCGCTAAGTTTTTAATTTGTGAGTGTTGTTTATATGCAAAAGGTAAAGCCAAAAAAGATACCACTGGTTTTGTAAAATATCCTACTATTATGTTGAAAGCGGCCTAATGATTAAATTCTTAGTAATTGTGGCATTGATATTGTTAATTATACATTTATTAACACCTTTGTTGACGTTAAGTATGTTTGGTTTTTTATTATTGAAAATAATGCCCTTAATATGAAATTTAATTTATGGTGGTGAATTATGACTAATTTTGAACAATACAAAAAATACGGTATAAGTGCTTTGTATCATCGAGTGCCAATTGAACACTTGGATGAATTTAGAAAAGTAATGGCACACCAAGGCAAATATTTCAAAGTGAGATATCGTGGTCCTCGTTTTAATGTTCCGTCCGCTCGTTTTCGTGGTTGGGTTAGTAAACAATCTACTTGTTTAAAACAAGATGCTATTACATTTTCGGTTTATAGTTATTAAGGAGAAGTTATGAGTACCAGAAGTTTAACCTTTGTGTATAGTGAATCAAAAAGAGGTGAAAAAGCAACACCAATTATCAATATGTATCGTCAATATGATGGTTACCCGTCAGGCCACGGTGTGGAGTTGGCCGAGTTCTTATCTGACGGCAAAATTATTAACGGTATATCTGCTGGCGCAAAAGGTAAGTTGTTTAATGGCATGGGCGATTTAGCAGCTCAAATGGTCGCACATTTCAAAAAAGGAGTTGGTGGTTTTTATTTGTATCCTGTAATTACTACCGATTGTGCTCAAGATTATGAATACCACCAAGAATATGAATACCATATTAGAAATATTGATGGTGAATTTAAAATTACCGTATTTAATTGTGGTGTAAACTTTTTTGGATTAACACAAAGTAAACAAAACAATAAAATTTTTGAGGGTAATCCTTCTCAGTTTGCCAAATTTTGTTCTACTAAAGAACTTGCGTAATGAGGCAATTTTTGACGATGCCTCTTGACAATTATTCTGTGTTTTGTTATAATATTATTTCTAAATTGATAAAAGGAGTTTTATAATATGTCTCGTGGTAAATCTACTAAACTTAAACCTTTTGAAAAACTGTTGACAATTATGGTTTCAGGTAAACCAATTACAGTTGAGGAAATCGATGCGACACTTGGTAAAGAAATTTACATGTATCGTTTATCGACTTATATGTGGCATATTAAAACAAATGCCAACGGAGTTGTCAAATCAATTAAAGATGGTCGTAAGGTAACCGCTTATCAAATTATTAATGTTGCTGATGTAAAAGATTATTTGAAAAGGACTGGCGTTGATGCTGTTAAATTTGTACCGGGTGAATTTGAGAAAAAACCTTCTGTTGCTAAACTTGCAGATTTGAAAGCGAAACCCGTGAAAGTTAAAGCAATGAAACAAGAAGCTGCACCTGATCCTGTAACTGTAGTTGAAGTTGAAGAAATCGAAGTAACTGATAGTGAAATGGAAGAAGGAGCATACTAATAAACCGCGGCGAGAAATAACCATAGGGCTAGCAGGGTTATTTCGAGCATGAAGTTGACAAATGGTAAAAACAGTGCTACAATGTACACATAAACACTTAAGGAGCGAACCGTGAAATTCTTTACCGATATTAAATTTGACAGCCCTCTAGACATGCTGGATGCTATCAACGAAGTTGTAGAGCGCAACATACACGAAAACTTTGAGCAGACGTCAGGTGGGCGTGTGGGCTTGGACCTGCGTGTGGGACCCCTGTACATCAACACCCAGGACCGCGTTATCGCCAGCAACAACCAACGCGCTTTGGAATACTACGGTGGCTTTGAATACTGTGACAAGGCCATGGTACAAACTGTAGGCAACTGGACTTTTTACCAGGGCGACCGTGTGGACGACTGCTGTGACAGGTTCGAGGGTAGAGAAAAGGTAGAGTACATGGATGAAGAGGAATAATGGAAGCCCTCCGAGAAACAACCGGGGATCTTTTTCCAGCACACACATATCTGCTGGACGGGACCACTCTGGTTGCTTACATAAAGAAGAACGAATCGGAGTTATATTATTTTAAGAATCCTGTTAAAGGATTTGACAAGCGGGGCAGGAAGTTTGAGATCGAAGTAACTGAAGTTATTTCTGAAGCAACTTAATAAGTGCGTATAATATGACAGAAAGTGAAAAAGAAATTTTATTAATTTGCCAAGAAGAATGTGCAGAGGTCACACAGGCGATTAGCAAAGTTTTTCGCTTTGGTTTTGATTCAATATGGCCTGTTGATGGTTGCACGCCAGATAATCGTAGCAAATTGCAAAGTGAAGTTGGTGATTTGTTAGCGATGATTGAGTTGATGATGGAGCGTGGTATTATTAATGACATTGAAACATATCAGGCTTGTAATCGTAAAAAAACAAAGTTGAAAACTTGGTCAAATATTTACGAAAACGAAAGCAATTTGGTGAATTAAATGTTAGTGACATTTCAAAAAGTTTTTCCTCAAAAACATATCTTTAATCCCAATGATGCTGATGATATCGAATGTTTTAGAAAGTTTTTAATTAAAGATGGATGGGGCGTTATGGGTTGTCCTTTTATTTTAGAACAACCCTATATTAGTATTCCTCATATGATACAAGATAAAATAACAAAAAACATCTTACAGGTTTAGTATGAAATGTATTTTAATTATTTGGCTAAATATAACAAATAATTTTACAATTTATGAACGACTTATTTTACAATCTGTTTGAATGGATAAAAGATGATTGGCGCAGTAATCACATTCGTTTTATTGTTGAACTGTTTTCTTGGTCTATTAGTATTGGGTGTAGTGTTACTATGGCACTCACCGTCCCGAATCCACCTCTACTTACGTTATACCCTATTTGGATTTTTGGCTGTGCTATGTATGCTTGGGCTGCTTGGACTAGGAAATCTTTTGGCATGTTGGCTAACTATTTACTGTTAGTTACTATTGATACTGTTGGTTTATTGAGAATGCTATAAAATACCATTGTTTCGTATTATAAATTTTAATAAACGAGAATAAAAATTAATATCTTTTATCTTGACAACGATCCTAAACTTTGTGCTCAAATGCACCTTGATAAACACGTGGTAAAAATGGCAATTGAATACCCACAACTCATGTCAACGGCACATCGTTATTGTAATGGTGAAGAATACATTGATAAAACTGCAAACGGTCGTAAAATTAAAAGATGGCGATTAAATGATGATCGTGAATTTCAATTAATGAAAGCTTCACATATTAATCATCCGTCAGCTATTTGGCTTAGACAATCAAAAAAAAATTATGTCTGGCTATATCAGATGTGGGTGTATCTTTTGCAAGAATATACTTTTCGTTATGGCAAAATTCATGCATGTGCTAGATTACTTGACGTTCTTGCAGAGATACCCCACGCCATACAAGAAAAACCATTTACTGAACCTACACCAGCAATGCCTGATGAATGTAAAGTTGCCGGTAATTCTTTAGCTTCGTATCATAAATATTATAATGAGCGAAAATCTCATTTTGCAAAGTGGACAAAAAGACCAGTACCAATTTGGTATTTGCCAACAATAAATACATTTAATGCCAACATATAATTTTTTAAATGTTGAAACTGGTGAGGAATTCGAAGCGCTAATGAAAATATCAGAGCGTGAAACATTTCTTAAAGAAAATCCTCATATTCAATCAGTTATTATGGCACCAGCTATTGTCGGCGGTGTCTCAATCAAAGATAAAATTCCCGATGGTTTTAAAGAAGTGCTTTCTAAAGTAGCAGAAAGTCACAAAGGTTCGCCTATTGGCGAAAAACATTATAAGTTTTCAGTTAAAGAAGTTAAAACCAAAAAAGTGATCGATGATTTATATAAGAAAAAATATGAAAAATAATTTTGTTATGTTAATCTCCCTTACAGGAAATAATATGGCAAAAAAGAAAAATATTGAAACTAAAACCGCATTATTGAGATACTGCTTTAGTAATAAATTAAATAAGATTGATGAAGAAGAACTTGATGAATGGTTTAAAGAGCAAATTCAACAAAATAAAAATTTTTACACACAACAACAAATACCATGGACAACAGAGAGATTAAGTTGTTTTAATTGGTTTGATAGATAAACAAAAGGTAGAGAGGAGAAGTTGCAAAAAGCAGCTTAGTAATGAATTTTAATCATGTGAAATTAAGTGAATTGAACTTTGAGTTAGAATCAATTACAACAGAATTGGGTAGGACATACAAAACGCCAGGAGGAAAATCCTATCCATCTATCACCACAGTTTTGTCTAGTTACAATAAGAAAGCAATATATGAATGGCGCCAAAGAGTTGGTGAAGAAGAAGCTAATCGTATAACACGAGCGGCTTCCGGCCGAGGCACTAGATTACATAATGCGGTAGAAAAATATTTACTTAATGAAATGACTGAGTTAAAGCGTAAAACAATTATGCCTGATGCTTTGCCATTATACACACAATTAGAAAATATTCTCAAAGTGAAAATTGGCAACATTTATGGTATTGAACAATCTTTGTATAGTGACCGCCTAGGTATTGCAGGTCGTTGCGATTGTATTGCAGAATGGGAAGGTGTATTATCAATTGTCGACTGGAAAACAGCCAAAGATTATAAACAAAAAAATCACATACAGAATTATTTTATACAAGGTTCAGCCTATGCTGAAATGTTTGAGGAAAGAACAGGCAGACCAATTGAACAGGTAGTAATTGCAATTGCCAATGATAACATGAGCCCACAGATATTTGTTGAGAGGAAAGCTGATTATCTTTTGCCTCTTCGAGAATACATTTTGAAGTATAATGCTTCTATATAAACACGTTTTTTGATTGACACAATAAAAATAAATTATTATTAATTAAATAAAATTTTTAAGTTATGCTTGAAACTATTTGTGAAACTCTATTAGAAGCCTATAAACGTAATTGGATTACCAGTCGTGATGGTAATGTTAGTATTCGTCATCATGATCGTGATCATTTTTATATTACACCTAGCGGTGTACGTAAGCAGACACTACAACCCGATCAGTTTAAGAAAATTAAAATTAATAAGGTGCATCAAGCAGTACCACCATTCACACTATATGATTGGAGTGAAATTGAATATACTAATATAAGTAAAAATCTAAAACCTAGTGGAGAATTACCTTTACATTTTGGCCTTCAAAAAAAATTAGGGCAACATAAAAATGATGTTAGAGTAGTTATTCATTTACATCCTACATACTGTGTTGCAGCTATGCACGCAGGTATTAATCTTAATAGCATAGTAAATAATTTTCCTGAACTTAGCCGCTATACTAAAGTAGCATCTAATGTTCCTGAAGTGCCTCCTATTAGTCAAAAATTAGCCGATGAATGCCATAAAAATTTACTACTCGACAAAGATGGAAATATATCTTTTGATATAGTTGGTATTAAAGGACATGGTGTTGTAGCCATTGATACTAGTCCATGGCGTGCTTTTGAACATGTAGAAAGATTAGAACACATTTGTAAGATTGTTTTGTGTAGCGGAATTAGAAATACTTAACTATATGCAAAATGATAAAGGCCGGATGGCCGGCTTTTTACGGCCATCTTACAAACAAAAGAGAACGTTTTGAAAAAACCGCAGTTTTAGTTACCATGTATATGGTTGCATTTATTAAAGGTTTCGTGTTATAAGCAACAGGTAATAATAACGCCAAAGATCTTGACAAACGGCCAAAAATAAGTGTATAATGATATTAATCGTAAAAAATATTTGAAAGGAAATTTTGTTATGAGCAAGTTTACATTTATATGTGAAGAACAATCAATACCATTTTCGGATTCGGCTTCTTCAAAAAGAACAGTTGAATTTAATACTGAACTTTTGGACCAAATTTTAAATGAGTTTGAACACTTTTTGCGTGGTTGTGGTTTCCATTTCAATGGACAATTAGATTTTGTTAACGATGAAGAGCAAAATGTGAATTTACCTGAATGTTATACTGAAGAATTAGAAACAACACAGTTTGAATTGTCTAATTTACCAAATAATAACTGGCCTTTTGGAGAAGTAACAAAATAATGCCAACTAGAGAGGAAATGTTCAATTTCACAAAAGCGATTGAATCGTTAATGGCAAATACTAATTTTAATTACATTGAGGCAATTTGTGAGTATTGTAAAACTACTGGTTTAGAAATTGAGGTGGCAGCAACATTAGTAAATGCTAATTTAAAAGCAAAACTAACATCTGATGCTATGGATTTAAACTTACTAAAAGAAAAAGGCTCTAGACTTCCCATATGACAGGTTATGAGGCTTTCGGTCTTTATGAATCCCTCAAACTTCATTTTGCTAAAGATAGTTACGATTTTTTTCGTTATAATGGCAAGATAAATACAAGTATCACGGCATTTGAAAATCGTAGAGACAAATATCATTTTTATAAACTATCTCGCAAGTTTAGCAGCCGTGATGAATTAATTTCGTTTATTGTTGCTAATTTAATTGAAAAAGATAATTTGTGGATAGGTGATTTGCTTAGTGAAGAAGCAAATACACATTATCGAAACAGGCAGAAGGTCTTACAAGCATTATCATACGAATTTACTGGTGACTTAAATAATTTGTTTGATGGGATTACCAATCCAAATGATTTAATTCGTGTTAATGATGGTGATTATCCAAAATTACTTACCAAGACATTACAAAAAGAAATCAAAATTGAAACTTTATGTATTATGGCAAAAATACTTGGTTTCTTGCCAATGTGGAATAAAAATATTTCCGATACAATACGTTGGCCAGAATTATCTCGTAAAATCACCAAATATACCGCATTTCTACCACAAGACATGGTAAAATACCAACTGTTACTAAAAAAACAAATACAAAAATGATAAAAACAATTTATCTAGACATGGATGGTGTTTTGTGTGACTTTGAAAAGAAGTTTATAGACCTCTATGGTCTATTGTCGTTTGTCGAAAGAGATAAAAAGAACTGGTCAAAAGATTGGGAAGATTTTATTATCAAGCAACATGCATTTGAAAAGTTGGAATGGTTTGATGGTGGCCAAGAGTTGTTAGCATATATTCGTAAGCATCCAAATATTCATGTTGAAATTCTATCATCATCTGGCGGCGAAAAATTTCATAGTGAAGTTGCCGCACAAAAGATTCAATGGTTACGTAAATATGGCATTAATTACA